GTCCACGGTATCGTCAAAATTGGCCGTAGCTTTCACATAACCTTCAATAACAAGGTTCAAATCCCTTTGGGCTACCAATGTAGAACCCATAACATCAGCGTTTGAATCTTCGCTTATTGAATACACTAACAGGGCTGGAAGGTTTGAGTCCTGTAGCGGATAGACCCTAGACTGGAATACATTAGATCCCGTCGTGCTTAATCCCGTAACCGTGGTCGCTACTTGTTCCCTGATTTGCTGTCTTACGTGGCTCATTGTTGTTCTAACGCCACTTCAGTCATCCCTGTCCCATCTGGACGGACATTGACTGCCTTATAGGTTATTGTCTCAATAACGAAAGTATCGTTATGCGCTAGATTTGGAGCATCTGCCGTTCTTATTACAGCTATGGGCTGACTCATTTCCATCCCCACCGATCCTGCATCGACAGAATAATACTCGTTCAAGAAGATTGCTTTGATGACTGAAGCAGCCCCACCGTCAGGCGTATAGGTTGCGTCAACGCCAAAGTCAGACAGCATAATCAATCTATCTTCTTGAGTTTCGACGGGCATTAGTCAGCCTTCTTAGGACGGCCACGACGCTTAGGCTGTTCTTCTGATTCTTCTAAGCCTACTGATCGATTTTCTACTTTGGGTTCGTCATAAGGTGCAATTCTACCCAATGACATTAACGTTTTTTCTTCATCACCAGTTACGTCAACGATAGAACCTGCGTTGACAGGCGTTCTATTAATGACGCAGCTTTTCAACACTTGATATTTCATAGATCACCAAGAATCGGGGGGCCGAAGCCCCCCCTTATCTATTAGCTACCGCCGTCGTTTCCGAGGCAGAATGATACAGCGTGACGTACTGCAACATCGCAAGTTTGCATTGCAATGATTCGTACATTACCGCTAGTAGCACCTGCGTATGGATCAACGAGGATATCAAGGCCAGACCAGAAGCCAACCAAAAGGTCATCAAAGTTGCCGAAATAGGCATCACCTGATGCAGCTTGGTTAGATACGATGGCTCGATAGCCGTTAACCGTACCACCAGGCTCAACTACGAACTGTGCAGTTCCAGTTGCTTTTTCAGTGGTCTTTAAAGCACCTACCATAGCAGCGTTCATGATGTAGGCCAAGCTGCCACGAAGAGCATTGTCTTCAGCAACTTTAGTTTCCATCTCTACTACTTGTGCGAAGCTAGGAACCAAGACAGGAGCCGTACCGAAGTCAACAGTGTTGATTCCAGAAGTGCTCTTGATACCAGTCGGCGCACCACCAGTTCCATCGCCTTGCAATGCGCCAAGATCGATTGCCAGAGCAATAGCTTGAGCAAGGTCATCACGAATAAGAGCTTCAACGCTTAATGATGACTGTTGCAAGAGTTGTCGTGTTGTGTCCGTAAAGGCCCCAAGATGCCTCGGTGTCATGGAGACAGAAGAAACCGTCATTTCTGATTCAGAAACGGGGTTGCCTTCAGTAACCCAGCTAGATGCAGCAGCAGTTGCCTTCTTGGGGATTTTCACATCGCCAGAAAGACCATTCAGGATGCGTGCGCCAGCTTGCATGACAGAAGAAGAGTTACGCAGAACGTCGATGAACTCACCGCCACGGAAATCATCCGTGAACAATGATGCTTCGTCGGTTGCGTTCAGGTCACGCTTCCAGTTACGGAGCACGTCAGCAGGAAGCATTACGCCTTGTGCTGATCGTCCATACTGCTCAGCAGCGGCTCGTGAACATTCAAATTCAAAAGCTGCGGCTTCTTGAGCACGTCGGTCATGGGGATTAGCCAAAGCATTGATAGCACGCAACAAAGAGAAGCGCTTAACTTCCTTGTTGGTCATGCCGATTTCTTCAGCTTGCAGGGCTTTTTCAGAACCAATTGATTCAAGAAGTTCGCCTCGGAACTCTTCAATTGATTTGCCTTCACGAATAGCTTTTTGAGCCATTTCGCTTTGGTTGTGTCGAGCACCAAGCTCAACGATCTGTGCAGCGTTCTTCTGTTCAGCCTTACGAGCTTCCGCTTGTACTGCTGCAACATCAACTGCGTTTTCTACGTTTTCCATAGGAATCACCTTAGAGTTTTCAGTTACAGTTATGGTTTGGGAAGGCTCGCTTGCTCGTCCTACGCCGACTGTCACGTCAGCAGGTATGGATACAAGGGATGCCTCGACGGGCTTCCAAGACTTGGCTACATAAGTATCCTTGCCTCGTTTCTCCATTTTGTTGATGGCGTAGCCAACACTAATGTTAGCCTTAATGCCATCTACAACATCGTCAAACGCTTCAGCGGCGATACCGTTTCGTCCAAAACGTACCTTAGCCCGCAGTCGGCGGGTTTCGCTGTCGAGTTCAACAGATTCAATTTTCCCGATCTGCTGTTTTGGGTCGTGATCCAGCAATAACGGGGCTCTGCCAGAAGCTAAGAATGATAAATCAATAGCTTCTTCAGAATGTTCTAATACTTCCATGCCGAAAGATCGTTCAACAGGCTCCTCTGACGAGATAGCGATCATTGCTGTTCGCATCTCTTCATCAATTGGGCCTTTGTCCATGTGGATGGCACGATATTCAACTTTATCGCTTGAACGAATGCTTTCTTCCATAGCTTCGTAGTCTTTTTCAGTTTCGATGATCAAGTCATCGGTTATGC